GCAAGTTGGTTAACCATGTTACGAACCAAACTTGTGAGTGCTTTGGGCTTACGGCCCATGTCACCCTTCATGTCACCCTTCTGGAACTGATCAACGTCAGTGGGCGTTAACAACATACCCAGGCTATCAATCACAAACAGAACCTTGGGCATCTCTGAGTATTCCAGATCGCCGTACTTGGTTTTGTAGTCTTTCATGAACTCACTTAGTGTCTTGGCAACATCATCAATCATGCTCACAAGAATTTTAAGTAGTCTTTCAGGACTGGTGTCAACATCCAATGCTTGTAGCCAGTCCTCATCCAGAGCGTTCTCTGAATCAAACAGTACTACCTGACACCCAATGTCCTGAGCGTTTTTGACAATGTTACCCGAACAAATAAACGACTTACCTGAGCCGGACTCTCCGGCAAATACGCTTACCTTTCCCAAGGGGATACCCTTGTTAAAATCTCCTGAAATAAGATAGTTCAGGGTATGATTGCCTGTGCTGACCCAATCTTGTGGGTCATGGAACCCCGCACTGATGCCACTAATACTCTTAGTCACACCCGTGCGGAACTTACTTAGGTCAAATGGTTTCTGCATTGTTTACTCCTTATGCTTCTTTCTGACGGTTACGAATCATGTTCAGAATGTCATCTGCTGATTGCTTACCATCTGCCACTGGCTCTGCTTGAGCAGGTGCTGGGGCAGGTGTTTCTGCCACTGCCACTGGCTCTGCTTGTGCTGGAGCGGGTGCTGGAGTAGTTGCTTCAGCCACTGGTGCTGGCGCAGTTGCTACTGGAGCAGTAGTTTTCTGCTGTGCTGTCTGACCTGGTGCTGGTGCAGCTGAGGCTGGAACATCAATGCCATAGGGCTTGTAGAAGTTACCCCAACGCTCTGGGTCATATAGTTCACCATCAACACTTGCCTCGAACATCTGTGAGATCACAGCATAATGATCTGCTGTGGGGCGCGCTGGCATGAAATCCTTGAGATCATACAAGCCGTGTTGCTCAATAGCCGCCAGTTCTGTCTCATCCAGACTGCGCTCACGACGCGCCCAGGAACTAGTGGTATAGTCTGCGTGACCATCGCCCTTGGTAGTCTTAGTAAGTCTGAAGTCAGTGCCGTTCACATAGTCTGTGGGCAAATGCTCCATGTCGGGATCCATGAGTGCTGACTTAATGATCTGGAAAATCTGTGGACCAATAATAAAGCGTCTGATAGGATTTTCTGGTGCTTCCTCTTCCAAGGGGTTGCTACTTACATAACCCTGGAAAATATATGATCGCTTCTTCCAGTACTTACCAGCCTGTTGCTTGAGTGTATCATCCTTGTACCAGGGTCTGACTTCAGTGAGCACAGGACAGGTGTCACCATAAATTTCGCCACAGGGAACTTGTACCGTTACTTTTCTCTGCTCTGCTGGGCTAACGCCTGCTACGCCTGGGAACTCCAAACGAATAATGTTTCGTTCAGTCCAGAAGAATGTGTTGTCAGGATCGCCATCAGGCAGGAAACGCATGGTTGCTGTAGAGCCTTCTGGGATGTTCCAGAAAGGGTACATTGCGTTATCGCCTTGGAATTTGGATTTGTTGTTGTCTTGCTTGGGCTCCATTGCCTGGAGTTTTGCGCGGATTTCTGCTAAAGTTGCCATCGTTTTATGCCTCTTGTTTTATGCCAATGTGTGGGATTTTGTATCCCTATGCCATAGTATAATGCCTAGATCAGGATATGTCAAATGTTTCTGTTCGACCATTGTGAGACTCTCTTGGATTCTCCCTGAACAAATTTATTTATCTTAAATCATAAAAAAGCCCGGAAAAACCGGGCTAAAAAATATGTTACCCTTGTTGACCTGCACTAAGTTGAAAATCTGTGGTTAAGTCGCCCACGTCTGTGGCATTGCCGTCTGATGCAAATGGGAACTTTTCAATTATATTACCTCCCGTGGAGCTTCCGCCTGATACATACCCACTTGCGCTGCTTGACTGTCCACATGCATTGCCTCTGGCTATAGTAAGATCGCCTACATCAGATCCGTTGCTTTCATTTGCAAATGGAAACTTATTAATTAAATTTAACACACTGTTACCACTAGAGTTGTAGCCATTGTCTAAACTAGAGTTACCTGCACTTGCAGTAGCAGCTACTGATAAAGTCCCTACATTTGTAGCATTACTATCACTAGCAAAACTAAATTTATTTATTATGTTACGGTCACCGTTACTGTCATTACCTGTGGAATCATAGCCATGTGTTGAAGAATTTTGGCCAGCACCAAACATTTTGCCCTCTGTCAAATCAGCAGCATCTGTGGCATTGCCATCTGATGCAAAAGAAAACTTATCGATTACATTGCTCCATCTAAGACCAGGACTGTTAAATCCTCCACACATATAACCGTTATCGGAACTGGACTGACCTGTAACATACATTCTTGCTAGAGTAATATCACCCACATCTGTGGCATTTCCATTGCTTGCAAAGGGAAATTTATCAATTACATTAATTGTTGGATAACCACCGCCTGATGTATAGCCACTCATACTACTTGATTGTCCGGCGCAGCCATATCTTGCTACTGTAAGATCACCTACATCTGTAGCATTAGCGTCTGTGCTAAATGGAAATTTATCTATATTATCTATATCTCCTTGTCCACCAGATACATATCCAAAACTCACACTGGGTGATGGTGAGGGAGACCCACCACCTGTGCCCATATTTGCGCCACCAGTTAATGTTGCTCCGCCTGTGATTGTTATTGCCATTTTAAATCTCCTAAAATTTATTACCATTATTTATCCAGATAATAAAAACTTAAAAGTAAATACACTTATTACAAGGAGCTTTATAAATGGCTAAGAAAAAAACACCCAAAACAGAATTAACAACCTATGAAAATGTAGTCAACGAATTAGCTGTTAGCGATCGTGACAATTTTAAAGTACCCATGAGTAAAGTTTTCGGAGCAGGTTCTCTGGCAAAGACAGAAAGCTTTGGTGGCAGGACGCTTGCTGAAAATACAGCCATGGTTGATCAGGCTCTGGCCAATACTTCTGAACTTCAGAATATCTGGAACCGTAGTCATAGTCAGTGGGATTGGAAGCATCTCAATCTACACTATCACGGTGACTTTAAAAATGTCAGACAGATCAGTGCAGAAATCAATCGCAAAAAGTCTGCTCTGAACGAAGCAAAGTGGAAGCATGTAAAGTCAGAAGTGGAAGTACAAAAACTTCAGGAACAACTCCTTAATGATGATCTGGACCACTGGGAAAAGATTGAATTGCAAATCGATCTTGCTGAAAAGCAGGAGGGTTTGGCAGATGGTGCTGTTTATATAGAAGGCGCCATGAAGGATATCCTAGCACTCAATGAGATCTATGAAGAGTACAAAAACAAATTTGACGGATTTACTGAAGAAGATTTTGAACTTGAGGAAGGCAAGAGTCACTTGAAGAGAAGTCTGGTACAGTGCATACGCGATATCAGACAGTCTGGAAGCATTACCAAAGGTGAGCAAGAGTATCTGGAACAGATTGGTGTTAACCCCAGTAAAATGCAGATGAGAATCAGAGAATATGTTCAGGACGAGGCCACTGCTGATACCTGGGATGCAAGCTTGTTGCATGAATTTGTAAACAACGTCACAAACGAGTTGATAGACAATCTGCAAGTTGACAAGGTCAAAATGGATCTCATGGGCTTTAAACATGAACACAATCCAGAACTCACACACAAACCCGAAGTTGCCAAAAAGCTGGAGAACAAAACAGATGTCTAATGTAGCTGAATCCTTTCAGGATAATCGTTATATCTATTTGAGTAGTGTTATTACTTCAGATCAAGCAAGTGCTATGTCAGATTCTATGTTTGATATGTACAAAAATGGTCAGACAGAAAAAGATGAGCAATGTCCACTTAGTGACAGTGTTTACAATGCTCCCATGCTGGATGAATTATTACACAGACTTTGTGCACCGCTCAGTAAGCAACTGGAATTAGAACTTGAGCCGGCTTATTGCTATGCCAGAATTTATCGCAAGGGTGAGGTTTTGGAAGCTCATACTGACAGACCAGCGTGTGAAATATCAGGCACCATGACCCTTGCGCACGATGCAGGCAGTCCAATATGGCCCATATACATGGGCAAGGACACCACAGACACCGTGGGTACTCAGGTTAAAATTAACGTGGGGGATTTGCTAATGTATCACGGATGTGAACTCAACCACTGGAGACCAGAATACAAGGGGGAATGGCAAACTCAGGTATTTTTCCACTATGTCAGAAAGGACGGCGAGTATAGCAACCACGCTGGAGACCAAGCCAGAATGAATCAATCCAAACCCAAAAACAATGTTACAAGTTTAAACAAGGGCGTAACTAGCTTGAATAAATCTACCACTGGTTTGGAAAAAGCTGCAGATCCTGTGGAGGAAAAATCAGACATTACTGCACCAGTGCTAAAGAGTATTAGTCGCTGGATT